TTTTGTGCATTATTTTGTGCCAAATTTTTTGATGTTTTGGAAACGTTACCAATGTATTATTTGTTTCTACCTATTATATAGTAAAAATGATGTTGTTTAAAATTGTTTGAAAATATTTTAAAATATCTATTGACAATAGAATATAAGGTGGTATAATAGGTTATGTAATCAAGTTATTACATAAAACAAAATAAGAAAGAGAGGTAGCAACAATGAGTATTGCTAACAAGTACAACAAAAGTAACATTTTTAATTTCACTGCACCGAAAGATTTTGAGTATTATTCATTACACGATTTATTTAACAATAATGGTAAAGATTTTGTGTATGAAATTAAAGCAATGTATATTAACAAAAAATCAAAGTTCGGTGAAAGTCCAGTAATTGCAACAACAAATTGTTTTGTAAATCTTCCTAGTCATTTAACAGATACAGTAAAAGAAATGATTAGAGATACAGAAGTTGTTGACGCTGTAAATGGCGGTCATTTAGGGTTTCAAATTTACACATACGAAACCAAAAACCGTAAAGAGTTATGCTATTCGGTTAATTGGGTTGATTGCTAAACCTATTTTGACAAATTAAACGGTGGCGGTTGTGATAAAAAGCAACCGTCATTTTTCTTTAAAAGGTGGTGTTATTTTTATGAACGAATTTGATAAAAACAAAATCGGGTTATATTGTAAAAATTTTAGAGAACACATTTTACACGTTTCATTGATTGATTTTTGTAATGAAATGAATGAAAATTACAAGAATGTTTCAGCGTTTGAAAATGGTCGAGCGAACAATATAAAGTATTTATTTCTTTATAAAAATATGTGTAAAAATGATAAAGAAAAAGAAATGTTTTGTACAGGGTTATTTGGTGTGTTGTAAAGGGGGTAAAATATGTCAACAAAAATTGCAAGTGATGAATATAAAGCACTTAAAAAAGAAGTATCACGTATGGCAAGCATGGGAAACAAAAGATTGAAACGTCTTGAAACTAATGAATTAACAGATTTACCCTCTTATAAAAGTTGGGTTGACGGTGGTTCAATAAAGTTTAGCGTAAAAGGTAAAGACTATAACCAATTACAAAGTGAATTTTGGCGGTTGAAACGGTTTCTTGATGATAAAACAAGTACGGTAAGAAGTGCAAACAAATTTTTGCGTGAAATGGCACAAAATACGGGTATTAAGTATAATGGTTTAGCAGATTTAAAAACAAAATCAAAACAGTTTTTTGAACTTGCTGAAAAGATTAAACAATATTATCAAAGTGCTAATCAATCCGCTATTGCGTTAGACTATCAAAAAATATGGCAACAAATAAATACACAAATAAAGCAAGGTGTCATTAATATAGGCGGTACAGAAAGTACAGAAAGTATATTAAATAAGTATATTGCTGAAATGGATAAAGTACAACCCGTAGAAAATAAACAAGAGGGGTACAAAGATAATTCAAGTATTTACGATTTTATTCAGATTTAAGGGTGGTGAGGTTTTTGTTAAATTATCAAGAAGTAGATTTTGAAAATATCGAATTTGAAACGGTTGCTAAATTTGATAAGCAAACAAAAACCGTAAAACACTATATAAATATTGAATGTGGTTTTGATATTGAAACAACTTCAATGTTGATTGATGAAACACAAAAATTTGCGTTCATGTATGAGTGGACTTTTGGCATTAAAAACAAAGACTATATTTGTTATGGCAGAACGTGGGAACAATTCAAAGAGCTATGCAGTTATTTACAAGAAATTTATGAACTTTCACCCGATAACAATATTTTAGTTGTTTACATACATAATTTTAGTTATGAGTTTCAGTTTATGCGTAAATACTTTGAATGGGAAAATGTTTTTGCAGTTGATGAACGTAAACCAATTAAGGCACTTTGTTCAATGGGTATTGAATTTAGAGATAGTTATATTTTATCGGGTTATTCTTTATCAAAACTTGCTGAAAATTTAGTTTCACATAAAATTAAAAAATTGTATGGTGATTTAGATTATTCACTTATACGAACACATGAAACAGAATTAACAGAAAAAGAACTTGAATATTGTAACAATGATGTTGAAATAATACTTGATTATATCAATGAACAAATTGAACAATACGGAGATATAACAAAAATACCTATGACAAATACGGGTAGAGTTAGAAAGTTTGTAAAAGAAAAATGTTACTTTACAGACAAAAACCACAAGAAAAGTTCAAAAGGAAAATTTCAACGCTATAATGAGTTAATGAAAGAACTAACTTTAACAAGTGATGAATATATTATGTTAAAGCGTTGTTTTATGGGTGGTTTCACACACGCAAGTATGTTATATAGTGAGCAACTTTTACACAACGTTGCAAGTATTGATTTTACATCAAGTTATCCAGCGGTTATGTTGTCAGAAAAATTCCCTATGTCAAAGCCTATTCCAGTTGATTTAAAACGGGAAAATTTTTGGGAACTTTTAAAGAGTGATGATTATAGTATGATGTTTGACGTCAAATTTTACGGGTTGCATAGTAAATTAACGTTTGAAACATATTTAAGTGAAAGTAAATGTCAAATAAAAGAAAATGCAACAATAAACAATGGTCGTGTTTTTAGTGCTGATGTGGTTCAAACAACTATGACAAGTATTGATTTTAAAATAATGCAACAATGTTATAGTTGGGAACGGGTTGAGGTTGCTAATGTTTATAAGTTCTATATGCAGTATTTACCTAAAGCGATTTTAATGTCAATTCTTGAATTATACGGAAACAAAACAACGTTAAAAGGTGTAGAGGGTAAAGAGGTAGAATATTTGTTGTCAAAGGGTATGTTAAATAGTGTTTATGGAATGTGTGTTACTGATATTGTAAGAAATACAATAACATACAATAACGGGTGGCAACTTGAAAAATTCACACAAGAAAGTATGCAAGAACAAATTGAAAAATACAATGACAGTAAAAACAGATTTTTATATTATGCGTGGGGTGTTTGGGTTACTGCATACGCACGTAAAAACTTATGGGTAGGTATTTTTAATATTGGTACTGATTATGTATATAGTGATACTGATAGTATAAAGTTGTTAAATTATGATAAACACAAACCGTTTATTGAGTGGTATAATAAGGATATTGAACGCAAGTTAAAATTGATGTGTGATTTTAGAAAAATTGATTTTAATTTGATGAAACCAAAAACAATAAAAGGTGTTGAAAAATTGATAGGTGTATGGGACTATGAGGGAATGTATGAAAATTTTAAAACTTTAGGTGCTAAACGTTATCTTGTTTCAGAGGGTGGAAAACTACACTTGACAGTTGCAGGACTTTCAAAACAAAACGGAGTTGATTATATGTTAAAAATATGTAATAATAATAACATTGATAAAGTTTTTGAAATTTTTAATGATGATTTATATATTCCCGAAATCGAAACGGGGAAAAATACTCATACTTATATTGATGAACCTATGACCGCAATAGTTACAGATTATCAAGGTAATACAACAGAAATAACAAGTTTGTCAAGCGTGCATTTATCACCATGCGAATTTACTTTATCAATTAGTAAACAATATTCAAAGTTTTTACAAGATTTAAAGAACGGTTACTTGTTTACGGGTATTTCAGCAGAATAATAAAATGTTTCACGTGGAACAATTCAAAATGTTTCACGTGAAATATTATGAAAGTGAGGTTAAACAATGGCAAAAGAAAAGACAAAATTTTATTCACTAAATAACATACTTTCAAAAGATTGTGTTTACAATGTTATTTTTGGTGAACGTTCAAACGGTAAAACATATAGTGTTTTAAAATATGCTATTGAACAATATATAAAAACGGGCGGTCAACTTGCGATTGTAAGACGTTGGAAAGAGGATATTGTCGGCAGACGTGCAAGTGATATATTTAGTGCATTAAATAACAATGGAGAAATTGAAAAAATAAGCAACGGAAAATATACGGGAATAACCTATTTTGCAAGTAAATTTTATTTATGTAATTATGATGAAAACGGGAAACCCGTTTATAATATTGAAACTGATTGTGTTGCTTATGCGTTTGCTTTATCTGAAATGGAACATAACAAAAGTATTTCATACCCAAAAATCACAACAATTATGTTTGATGAATTTTTGACAAAACACGTATATTTACAAGATGAATTTATTTTGTTTATGAACACTATTTCTACAATAGTGCGACAACGTACAAACGTTAAAATTTTCATGTTGGGTAATACCGTCAATAAATATTGTCCGTATTTTGAAGAAATGGGATTGAACCATATTAAAGAAATGCAACAGGGTTCTATTGATGTATATACCTATGGTGAAAGCGAATTAAAAGTTGCGGTTGAATATTGTTCAAGTATTAGCAAGTCAAAAAAGAACAATTTTTATTTTGCTTTTAATAACCCGAAATTACACATGATAACCAATGGTGCGTGGGAGTTGGATATATACCCACATTTACCTATAAAATATAAACCCAAAAATAAAATTTTTGAATATTTTATTGTGTTTGGTGGGAACACATACCATTGTGAGATTATCAATGATAACGGGGAACTGTTTACCTATATACATTTAAAAACAACAGAATTAAAAGACAATTCAAATGATTTAATATATTCACTTGATTTTAATTACAAGTTAAACTATAATAGGAATATATTTAAACCAATTTCAGAGTTACAAAAACGCATATTGTGGTTTTTCCAAACAGACAGAGTTTTTTATCAAAGTAATGAGGTTGGAGACAGTATAAACAATTATTTAAAAATTTGCAAAGGGGGTATCTAAACAATGGACTATTCAACAGTTGTTCAACTTATTAACGGGGTTGGTTTCCCGATTGCGTGTTGTGTTGCTTTATTTTATCAGAATACAAAGCAGTCAGAAAACCACAAAACAGAAATGAATGAACTGAAAACGGTTATTGAAAACAACACTTTAATTTTACGTGAATTGACAACAAAAATTGATGATATGAAAGAGGATAATTAAATGGCAAAAGTTGACAAATATTTTTTAAGTGAAAACAACCGTACTTTTGATATTACAGACAAGAAAAGAAATACACAAAATAATATCAAGTATATGTTAAACCGTTCTAATATTATGTTTGAGTATAAAAATTTACCCGAAACTATACCACAAAAAGAACTTGAATTACTGTTACAATGTAACGGGTTTGCAATCTTTACAAAAATTAACGGTGAATTTTACGTTGTTAATGGTGGTTTAGGCGGTGAGGGTGATGTGTATAACAATCCTACTATTGCAACGGTTTCTATACCTTGCCTAAATTATAATGCTAATTTAACCATTGATACAGATTGTATTATTATACCTAATGATACATTGTTAATCGGGTTGTTACCTATGTATGAAAAATACTGTACTTTAATGACAGAAAATGAAATAACAATGTTTCTTGCTGATGTGAATAAAAGAATACAAACTTTGTTATCGGCAAATGATGATAATACCGTTGCAAGTGCTAAAAAATATTTAGACGATATTTTAAACGGTAAAATCGGGGTAATTGCTGAACAAAGATTGTTTGATAGTTTAAAGGTAAATAACGCAACTCAAACAAATAGTGTTTCATTGACAGATTTATTTGAGTATGAACAATACTTAAAAGCAAGTATGTATAATGAAATTGGTTTAAGTGCTAACTACAATATGAAACGTGAACGTTTAACAAGTGCGGAAGTTGAAACAAATACAGATAACTTATATCCGTTGGTTGATGATATGTTAAACAACAGAAGAAAAGCACTTGAAAAAATCAATGAAATGTACGGTTTGAATATTGAAGTAGAGTTCAATAGTTCATGGGATTATAGAATTAAAAACGGTGAACCGATAGAAACGGGTGAAACTTTTGATGAAACAGACGGTGAAACAGAGGAAACAAAGGAAACAGAGGAAACAAAGGAAACAGAGGAAACAGAGGAAACAGAGGAAACAGAGGAAACAGAGGAAACAGAGGAAACAGAGGAA